ACTGCAGTGCCCCCCTCTCTATCTGCATTTAACGTATGCAGCAACCGACTGACTTTAACGGTATCAGTTCGTTTACCGACCTAGAACAGCCCTACGTAGGATTATCGCGTCTAGGCTTTTTTGACGATCCTTCAGCGGTATTGCTAGGTTGACCGTCTTCACCATTACTATCTATATCCCAAAACTTTTTTTGTTCTTTAGTTTCGGCCATAGCTTCTATATCGTCTTTACTTATCAAGACCTTGCTCCTTAGCAGCAGCTATGATAAATGGTGTGAAGACTTCTTCTATGTCGTCTTCCCACTGATCCCAGCTTACACTAGAAAAATAATCAAAGCATTTTACAGTAGGAACATCACGCTTTAAGTGCGGACCAAAGATCTGCTTGAACAAACCTCTTTTGTTTATAAGTCCATTGTTAAAGAAATCATAAACAGCATTCTGAGCTCTGCGAAACTGATCAAGATGCTTATTAGTACTTCTTGGATTTTCACAAGCACCAGATAATGGGATTAATTCGTTAAGCTGATCTCTTAGACCTTCATATCCAACATTTACACCCCATGGATTTGGAAATAATTTTTCTTGACGACCTTCACACATTATATTAACTCCTTTGCTAAAACGTCTAAACATGCATCTATATATGTTGCACTATAGATACCGATTAAATCTAAGTACATGTCACTCTCTACAAAGTTCCAAAAGTTTGTAGAATTGAAACCTCTTGCTAAATTTTCTGGTGCACAAATAGCATCGTCAAAAGATGCGATGACATCTGATTTGATTGCTGTACCATCATCTAGGTGTACGATTCTTGACATGTATTTCTCCTCATTTGATATATACAGTATACACTATTTAAAAGTAAATGTACATAAAAAAATGCGGTTTTCGCAAAAATAGTTTTCAATAAAATCAAAGGCTTATAATATTTATGAGAAAACCTAAAAAAATATTTGGGTGGAATATCGATTTAACGCACCAGTGTCTACTCAGATGTCCGGGGTGTGGTCGTACTCAGGATTTAGATTTAATAAATCCAAGAACACATTTGACTTTACAAGATTTATCAAGCTTTTTTACTAATCCTAAAGAACAAATAGATTGGATGGAGTTTGAAGGATGCTTTGGAGATCCTATTTACAATCCTGAATTTCATGACATAGCTGAATATTTTTTTGATGTAAAAAGAGGAATGGGTGCTGTTACAAATGGCATGCATAGAAATGATTTTTGGGAAAGAATACTAGAAACTTGGCCTAAAACTACTCGCCTCATGTTAAGTATTGATGGCTTAGAAGATACAAACCACATTTATCGAGTCAATTCAAAATGGGAATCAATTCAAAGGCTATTTGATATTATTGCTACAAAGAAACGAAAGTGTCAAATAGAATGGAAATTTATTGTTTTTAAACATAATGTACATCAGATAGAAGAAGCTCAAGCTTTAGCAGAAAAAATTGGAGTAGATGTATTTCAAATCAAGCAAGCTAGGCAAGGTGATTATTTAAAAAATAATAATTTAGAACGTGTTCAATTAGACAAATATTTTCATCATGACGAAAAATGGTTTAATCCTATAAGCGAAGAAATATTAGAACCTAATTGTCATACTGGCGATATGCATCATATTACTGCATACGGCAACTATAGGCCTTGTGTTAACTTTGTACATGCAGATCAAAATATAAAGAGTTGGCCTCACGAAATAGGAAAACATTTACCCAACTATAATATTAGAGATTATTCTTTTGAAGAGATGAACGAATTATTTTTTAAATTTTCTAAAGACAATTTACAAAACGGAATAGAGAATGCACCTAATTTATGTCAAGTCTTTTGTAAAAAGATAGAAACTAAGATAATTAATGGATCCCCAAATTGTGCAATAAATAGAACCAGAATTCAATTAAATCCAAATATACAACCATTCGGTGAAGAAAATGCAATTTAGTGAAGAAAGATTAGAAGAGATAATTTATTGGAATAGATTAAAAAGTATGTCAGACTGGCAGGAATTTCACGGATTTGATGCGTGGCAAGTTAAAAAAGAACTGGAGCCATTTGAAAATGATTGGGTGAAATATAATCCAAAGAAACCTAATAATCGATGGGGGCTAAGTGTCACAAGTTTAGATGGCGGATTAAGTGGTATACCAGATCTTACTAGCTTAAGAGATTGGGAACTTCAGACTGGAGAAATACTGACAAATCATGATATTAAAACGCCGACAAGAGTTTGGACAGAAAGTAAATATCTAAGTAGGTTGCTCGAGCCTTGGAAACAATGGCTAACTCGATGTCACTTTTTAAGAATGGATAGAGGTAGCTTTTTTCCTGATCATCACGACATTAATAAGGTTGACACTTCATATGATGAAATTAGACTTACAGCTTTTGTTGATTGCGATGAATATAATTTTAAATGGATTTATGATGATAAAATTATCAAATGTAATCCAGGATCCGTATGGTATTTTAATGCCAATAAAAGGCATAGCGTACATTCAACAAGAGATGGTGTCATTATTCTTGTGATGTGTTTGGCTTTTGATAAAGACTTATTTTTTTATATGCAGAATAACGCTAAGGTTTGTTAATGATATATGCACTGTCCGGTGTTTTAGCCGGAACAGTTTTCGGTATTATACCTGGAGCTGGACCTTTCTTAGCTATAGCTACATTATATCCAATACTAGGAACATTTGATCCAGTTGGTATTATGATATTTTATGTAGCTTTGCTTATTACCTCAAATTATACAAATAGCGTGACTGGTATTTTATATGGAATTCCAGGAGATGCCGCAGCTGTGACTACTGCGAGGTACGGACATAAAATGTTTTTAGAAGGTAAAGGACATTACGCCGTAAGTAGTAATGCAATATCAAGTACTATAGGATCTATTTTTGCAATCGTAGTATTTTTAATATCACTACCATTTATATTTCAGCTATTTAAATTTTATAATTCTACAATTCAATTAATTGTTATTAGTATTGCTATTATATTTCTGACATTAATGACAAAACAAGCATATTGGAAAACCATACTTCTTTTTATTATTGGAGGAATATTAGCTAAAATAGGATATGATAATTTAACAAAAGACACATGGGGAACTTTTGGATTTACATATCTAACTCTTGGTATACCTTTTAGTACAATTATGATTGGTCTCTATATTGTTCCTGAGTTACTTAAATTTCTCGAAAAAGATTTTACTGGCAAAAATAAAATTACTAGATTCGGATATGATCTAGGTACATGGAAAGCCACTGCGACTGGCAGCTTTGTAGGATTTTGGTGTGGATTAGTTCCTGGAATTACAAACGTTTTAGGTAGTTATTTAAGTGCTAACTTTATGAAAAAAGATATAGACAAAATAGCGGCTGCGGAAGCTGCTAATAATAGTGGTGCATTAAGTTCTCTTCTTCCACTTATTATTTTAGGAATACCGATTGTAGGAAGTGAAGTATTAATATATTATCTTGTAGTTACTCGTGGGTTTTCTTTTGATCTGCAAAACATTTATATGCTACAGGATATATTATATTATATTCCGGTTGTATTAGTATTATGTTTAATTTTATCATGGTTATATTTTAATCAACTTGGATATATTGCAGACGTATATAAAAAATACAAATATTATTTTATCATTAGTATTTTTACATTTATTTCTATCATGGCTATATACATTTATCCTATTAAGTTCTGGATAATTATATGTCTTATATGTACAACAGTTATAGGATATTTGATTCGAAAGTGGGAAACGTTTCCTATTTTATATGGTTTCTTTTTAACAGATTTATTTTATAATAATCTTATTAGAGTTATGGCGATCTACACATGAGCAATTTAATTTTAGGATATAAACGTGGTTTATATAGATGTAAGGCAATACAAACTGCATTAAGTAAATTTCAACAGAAGTCAACTATTATAACTGATGAAGATAATTTTGAAGAAATCAAAGGTGATTACAATCGAATATTTACAATGTCAGAAAGTTTATTACCATTACAATATGAATTAGAACAGCGATTAGGAATTAATAATCTAACTAAAAAGTCAGTTGAAATACTTACTAATAAATTTAAAATGGATGAGTATGCCAGATCTTTAGGTTTTACTATTACTCCTAAAAGTGTGTTACCTAAACAAACTGAAGATTTAAATATATTTGGAGATAAACCTGTTTTTGTAAAGCCTGTTATCGGATCTGGTACAAAAGATCAACATCATAATTTTCCATACACTGCGTTTAAAAATAAAGATGAATTATTAAAGTATGTTAAATTTGACACATGGATTGATAAAGATTTTAATAATATGCAAAATCAATTAATGGTTCAAGAATATCTACCAGACCATTCAGAGATATATGCTTGCTATGTTTATGTCAATTCTCGTGGTAGAGTTACTCCTCTTTATTGGATAAAGGGTAGTATGAAACGAATTAATCAAAGTGAAATATGTTGGCAACCGAGGAATCAATCATTCGAAGGAATACCTACTACTGAAGTTCCAGGAAGATTAAAACATTCCATATATAATTTTTATCAAAAGATAATAGATGGACTAAAAATAAAAAATATGTTAATGGTCGCTGACTTTTATTATTTTGATGATACAATAAAATTTATTGATTTAAATCCACGCATCGGTCAAGGAACAGTTATGTATGATGATTTGTGCGATAATGAATTTTTACCTAGCGTCTTTGCAGAAATGCCTTTACCAGAATTTAGAAGACATTTATGGAAAGAAACAAATTTAAAAACTGGAATTATAAAAAGTGTTGGTGATTATAGATCTATAGAAGGTGCGGATCTTGCTTCTAATTGGTTTTTACAAGATGGAGTTGTAATACCAGAAGAGTATTGTTTATCAGGACAGAATTTTCATTTTTCTTTATTCATATCTAAAAAAGAAAAAACCGATATGTACGAAACATACCGGTCTTCTCATAGCAGCCTACAGGCTTGTCTAGAATATTATTGAGTATTTAAAGCAATTGCTGCTTCAACCTTATCAATAATCATATCCGCATTAGCGTCATTTACGACATAAGTTTCAGTTCCTTCAAAAGCTGATAACCACGCATCGGTCGACATTAGTTCTGCTACAGCAGCACGCGCTTGCCATACAACCGCTTCTGAAGCATTGACTGCAAGAATCATATCAACAAATGCAAAGTCTAAATCACCATTTGCACTAAAGGCAAAGCAGTTTCCGTCTGCTTCAATTTTTCCTTGTCGTGTTTGAATTGTAAAAATAGTATCTGCGTCATTAGCAAGATAACCTCGAGTTGTTCCGCCTGAACCTTCGTATGGAACAATTTCAAAATTTATATTGTTTGCCTCACCTAATTCATTTAAGAATTTAGTTACAGCATCAACACCACCCCATGTCGCAATTTTTACAGTTTGTCCTGACATATCATCCATTGAATTAAATGTACGACTACACATAACTGTTTCATATGTTTGAAGGGCTACGATGGTTGATTCATCAATATCTACACGAGGCATTTCTGAATCGCCTGGCCATTCTGTACTCCACATTGTGAGTACATCGCCACCATCAAAATAAGTAGATGCAACAACAGGATTTCCAGCTTGTACAAAATCATGATTGATCTTTGTACCAACCATATCTAGAACTGCTTTAAACCCACCTGAATCTGATCCAGTATTCACAAGAGTTGTTGCGTGTGAAATAGGTGCAGCCAAGACAAAGGCTGCTGCTAGCATAATTTTTTTCATTGTCATTCCTTATTACGAAAAATTATATAATGAGGGCTAACCATGGCCCTCCCGCACTATTTAAGCCGTGACGCTATTATTTATTAGAATGAAAAGGTTGCTCCAACTACGACGTCAGATCTTTCTTCTAATTCTAAATCATAACCAGTCTCTACATAGACTTCTGCATTATCCCAGATGCCGTATCCAACTTTGAAATCAATTGTTGGATGTTCATCCCAAAATACATACTCATCGTTATATATCATGAGATCAGTAGATACACTTAGATCTGTTCCCCAGAGCTCATAGCCCATTGATGGAGTAACTTCTAGTGTCATGTTTTCTGCATCAACGTTATATTCTGTTGTTGCGGAAGCTCCGATTGAAATGCCAGTGGCACCAATCTCGGCAGCTTGGATAGATGTTGCTGTTAGTAGAGCAGCAGCTGTTAAAGCAGCATATTTCATAAGTCGTTTCCTTTTATTTACGATTCCAGATTTCATACAGAATCCAAACAGCGATCAAACCTATTACACCTTGCGATCCTATGGCTGATACCATATTAGTGACATTGTCAACCACGCTCATATTTGCGGGCATAAATGGCATATTACGTAGGCCTAAGATTTCAAGTATAATCGCTAGAGCTGCTAAACTAAGACCAACCTCAGCTAGTCCTCCAGCCCAGGCTTTTACTTTGTTTAAGATTTCCATAATTTTCCCCTTAAGTTGTTAAACGCCACTTTCTGTTGCTAGGCAGTGGCCGCCCCCTGTATTATGCAGCTAGTGCGTAACCAGATGGTGCAAAGTTATCGTTTGCATTTGTGATTTATAGACTCAAATACCAGTCGATCCTAATTCGCCCCCATAAAAACACACTTGTCTAAATGTTTCACAAATGTGTTTTTGGTGGAGGCGCTGGGTTCCGCCCCCAGGTCCTGTATATCCTCAATCATCTATGGATTTATTTACCTTTTTTAAGGTTTCCAGAGCAACTTGCCTGACTATTCGGGGATTGTGTGATATAATTATCACTTTATTATTTTCGTCATATGCGACGTATTTATTCTTGTTCCTCACTATCGTGTACATGTAATTGTAGTAATGCGTAATGGATAACTTTTAGAAGATCCTTACGCGCATCCTCCCTAGTTCCTTTTTTACCATAACGATTAGCGTACTTATCTACATTACCCATACAGAAACCTGTACCGTGTCCTCTAGCAATAATAACTTCGGTCGATTGAAATTTATTTGTAGAGTAATGCCCTTGATAAGTTGAGTCAATATACTCTCTTA